CCACCTCCTCCATCGACACCCGCACGGAAAAGCTGGTGCAGGACGGCATGGACGCCCTGATGAAGGGACGCACCACCTTCGTGATCGCCCACCGCTTAAGTACGGTCATGAACTCCGACTGCATCATGGTTCTCGACCATGGCCGCATCATCGAGCGGGGCACCCACGAAGACCTGATCGCCCAGAAGGGCACCTACTATCAGCTCTACACCGGCGCGTTCGAGCTGGAATAACAAAAAATCCCACGCAGTCGCAAGACTGCGTGGGATTTTTCCTGTAAAGCGTATTTTGCCGTTACCTCGGCACCACGCCGTTGGTCTGCGCGCCGGTGAAGGTAAAGCGGTAGCTGACGTAGTTGTCCTTCGGCTCCTGGGTCATTTCCAGCCCGGTGAGATAGCAGTACCGGATGCCCCAGATGGGATGCTCCAAATTTCCCGGGGTGGTTTCTTTGAACAGCTTCGCCAGATTTTTGAACTGGGTAAAGGCGTCGTCGCCGAAGAACGCCCCGGTTCCGGTGATGGTCAGCTTTTCCTCCCCCATGGCGTCAAAATAGTATTCTCCGTCGTCCCCCTTGGTGTAGTGGGGTTCCCGGAGATATTCCTCCCTGTACACCGTGGGATTGTGAGGCCAGACAAAGGTCTTGTACTTGAGCTTGTCCATTTACTCGCCCTCCTGCTCCTGCCGCAGCATAGCAATGCCCTTGCGGATTTTTCGCAGTCCCTCTCTGGAAAATTCCCGCTTGACGGACGTCCAGCGGCAGTTGTAATACAGCTCCGTCTTGACGTCCGTGGAAATCTCCAGGGTAAACGCGCCCACCGGCTCCGCCTTCTCCGGCGTACCGGCGGGAAACAGCTCCTCCAGCTGAATGTACCACAGGCTGCTTCCCTGACTGGCACCTGCCGGAGCCGACTCGCCGGTAACATACTCCGCCTGAACCCCCGACACCTCTTCCTCGGAAAAGGCGATGGCATTGGGCTGGACGATGTCGTTGATGTACGCCCGGAACCCGGGGCCGAGGCTGCACGTGCTGGCCTCCGTCACACAGGTGAAGGTCGCCAATATCGCCACCACGTACACCTGGCTGATCCCGTCGTAGGTGCATCCGTTCTGTATGCACACAGCCCCCGACCAGCGCAGAATTTCCGTCGCCCGCAGAGCCTCCACCTCGCAGGCGGTGCCGCCCATGGCGGNCTCCACCGTCACCGCCATGTTGGCTCGGTCCACCTTTTCAATGTGAACCGCCGCCACAGGCTTCGTGATCTGCGGAAATTTCTGCCCGGGGAAGGCCACGTCCGCCGTGAACTTCGCCTCCCGCAGCCGCCGCAGCACCAGCTCTAGGATTGAGATGCCCAAGTATCGTTCACACCCTTCTCCACGCACAGCCCCCACTGGTAGACCGGCTGATTGCGGTAGTAATAAAGCTCCGCCCGCCGGAACAGATACGTCTTATCCCCCAGGGTCAGCGTATCCCCCTCCTGCACCTGGGCGCCGACGGGGCCGATGTAGGCGTACTGCCCCCGGGAGATCTCTCCCAGGAGCGTCGCCTCGCTTTCCATGCTCTGCCAGCTTTTGGCGTTCACCGCCCGGAAAAAAGCCCGGACGGTTTTCGTCTCAGTGCCGCTGGTAAGCGTCATATCCGTGCCGTACTGGGAGATGATTCTCTCAACCATTCTCCGCATATCAGACCCCCCGGAAGGAAAAGCCATCCCTGAGATACGGCGCGATCATCAGCTCCGCCTGACGCTGCAAGCACTGGGAAGCCGCGTCCCGATGATTGCTTCCCTGCTTCACCGTCAGATCACCGGCCTTGAACTCCTCCACCTGAGCGTCGTCCACGCCGTTCATCTGTGCCAAGGCAAGCAGACTGGCTGCGGCAATAAAATCCGCCTTGCAGTCCTCCGGCGTCAATCCCTCCCGCAGCCGCGCCGTCAGGGAGGAGACGGACGCGCCGCACAGCAGCTTCAGCAGATTGGTCTGCCGCTCGTCCAGATCTCCCGCCAGCAGCGCCGCCTGGGCAAAAACCTGTTCCGTCAGCGTCATACGTTCAGGACGCAGGACGCGCCGTCGCAGATCTTGCCGAAGCCGGAAATGGAGGTAATGGCCGCCCGTTCCAGCTGCCGGTCAATGAGCTTGTCGTACTCCACCAGCACATCGCCGGCGCGAACCAGCTCCAGAGCATACCGGTTGTCCAGGCCGATGATTACACCGTCGGACACGGCGGAGGTGCGGTGCAGCTGGGCGCCCAGAGGGGTGCTGAGCTTTCCGGTCCCCTGGAAGTTCAGGCCGGTGAGAGGGTTCTGCAATTCGGGGATTTTCAGCATATCGGTCATGGTGGCGGTGGAGCAGAGGATGGTGTTCATGGTGTAGGGGTCAAACTGCCCCCAGAACTCCACCAGCTGGTCGTAGGCGAGCTTACCCTTGGTGCCGGAGATGGGAGCGGTGCCGACGGTGTACTTGGCGGCGGCATTTTCGTTGCCGTCTCCGGCAATCAGCACGTTCACCGCATCGGCCAGCTGCTGCTTCTGAATGTGGGCGCCGATCTGACGCAGCATTACGCCGAACAGATCCAGCTTCTGGAAGCGGATGGCCTCGTAGGACGCCACCAGCATTCTGCCCCGCTTGCTCAGCTGCACCAGATGCTCCTTGGTCTTGACCTCGGTCTCGGGAATGGACGCGCCCTCCATCACGTCCTTCAGCTCCTTGTCCGCATCGGTGGGAATGGAGTAGATGGAGCGGTAGTCCATGGCGTCGATGACGGTGGTGGTAGCGGTAATGGCGGGCAGGATGTCGTTTTCCTCCATGCCCTGCCGGACGGTGCGGGCGATGTACTCAGGAAACAGCACGGCGGAGTCCATGGTGCGGAAAAACTTCTCCACAGGGGAAGAACCCGCACCCTTGGCGCGGATGCCGAAGCGCTTCAGCTGCCGCTGAAAGGCGTCGGTGCCTTCCAGTGCGGTACCCCGATAGTTTTCGCTGGGATCCAGAGATTCCAGCACCTGGGTAAAGTTCATACCCTCCTGCCGGTACATGCCCTTTTCCAGTTTCAGATTGTCATAACCCATTTGATATCCTCCCAAGTAAATTTATGGCTGCCGGCCTTCGCCGGAGAACCTATGATGTATCGCGGCAATTTCATTCACGCAAAACCCCTCGCCGCCCCCGAGGCTTTACAAAATCCCTAAGGCAACACCGCACAATTGTGTCTGCGAGTCTCAGCCGTCTTTTT